GGTCAACCTGGGCCGCGCCGTTGCTGGTCGCCCGCTGCGCGCTTTCAGCGGCCGCATCCGCCTGCTCGTCAACATAGTCGATGACCTCGTTCATCTGGTCAGCGAATTGCGGAAGAGCCGACATGAAGTTATCAGCTTGGAGCGCGAAGGTGCCCGCCGAGTTTTGTCGGCTTGGCGGCTCCGGCAATGGGGTAATAGACGGTGTGGCCATCAAATAAGTCCTTCGACAGAAATTGAGCAGTCCGACACTGTCGGCCCGCTGATCACCAGGTTGAATTCTTTGTAGTAGCCGTAGAGGATCGTCGATTGGAAGCTAGCCTCCCCGATCCACACCAGCGGTTTGGCTCGGTACTTACTGAGCAGGCGCTGCACCTGAGAAACCGTACTGGTCTGCACGATCACATCGAAGTCAGCGCGCTTCGAATAGCCCCGCTCAACAATGCCCATGTTGCCGAAAGTGTCCCGTTCCTTACGGCTGTAGTCGGTGATGCCAACTGACGTCCCATACAATGCCTCGCCCAGCACAGCTGCCTTACCAAGGACCAGGGCCCCTACCTTGGCAACACCACCCGGTTTAGCGATGGTGATTTCGATTGAGCCGTAACTACCAACCGGCACTCCAAGCAGCACAAAGTCCTCGTTCACTTCGACGGGGGTGAAGAAGTAGTCGTACCAGTCGCTGATTCCATCGGTGGAGACGGGCGATACGTTCGACTCATAAACGATGCCCTGGTAGGGGTCGACGACCCGGACATAGATCGCGCCCGCGTCCAGACCAAAGAAGGCAAGCGAATCCACCGCCCTTCCAGGAGCGATTGTCAGCTCGATGCTTTCAGGGTTTGTCGTTTCGGTACCAATCTTGTCATCGAACATGCGCCATCGGTTGGTAGGCCCGCGGTCCAACCACGTAGGGGGATCAGCTGGAGTACTGAGGGGGCTCTTGTTGGTGTTGGCGACCAGCGCCTCGTAGATTCGATGCTCGAGCATGACCAGATCGCCGACCACATACGACACGGTCGGAACCCAAGGCCCGGCATCGTCCTCGGGCACGTTAGTCAGCAGCGATGCCACTTGAAAGGCCTGCCCAACCTGAACCACCAAGGGCTCTGCGTTGGGCTCCACCAAAAACGCCTCCATCACGGCCATGCTCGGGATAATTTCAACGGGCTCAATGATCCTCACGAGTACAACTCCTGTTCCAGCTTCTGCGGTAGAAGATCAGTGTTTTTAGCCGCTTTCTGGGTGTACTTGGCGATAGCGAACAACGCCGACTTCAGCTCGGCCCGCAGCTCCCGAACCTCTGCAGCAGTAACGTCACCCTGGCCACCATTGAGCATCGCGGCGGTTTGGTTGGCGTTGTAAATGCGGCTCGGGCCGGTTACCTCCAGCTCAGGCCCCCGCTCGCCTACCAGCCGAATACCTCCACCGAAGATGCCGCCGGTGGCAAAGCCTGGGATCCTGATGGTTTCCCCATTCGCCTTACCCGCAGTAGCGATCGCCTGCACCAGCTCGTCGTACGTCAGCAGCCCCCCACTTAACGCTCCTGTCCAATTTGCTAACCCCCCCGCCTCTGCTTCCCGGCCGAGCACGGTCCGATACACCGCACGAACAATCGCGGCATTGTTCTCATAGGTATTCTGCCGAGCCGACAAGTCGTCCTTGACTGACAACGCTGCGCTCACCGCCTGGCTAAGGTTGTCCACGGCTACAGCTACTGAAACAACCGAGTTATCTACGCCGTTGAGCGCGTCAATTTGGGCCTGGGCCAAGCTGAGCTGGGCATCGTACTGCGCGATCTGCAGGTCATAAGACTTCTGGGCTTGCTCGATCCGCGTCTGCAAGCTCTGCACGGACTTCTCAGCAGCGGTCAGCTGTTTGCCGTTGGCGGCTTCCAGTTGGCTGACGATGTTGGCTGTGAGCCCCTGGTCACGGTTGTACGCCTCCAGCGAAGCGTAAGCGTCAGCGGTGTTCTCGCTGACAACTGCAAGTGCGTCGTCAAGACCGGTAATGCCGGCCAACGACTTGCCGGCCCGAACCGTCGCCAGCGCGCTGTTCAGCGTGGCCATTGCCTGAGCCCGAAGCATCTTCACGGCATCGTCGCTATCACCGCGCAGGGATTTCAGGGCATTGCTGAGGCTGGAACCAACAGAGGTCAGATCGCTGACACTTTGCTGTGCCGTCTGCGTCATATCGTTCAGCGAGGCGATCTGAGCGTTGTATGCCTCAGTGATTGCGGCTTTCTGAGCATTCACAGCACGCTGAACCGATCCCAACGCTGCGTTCACTACTGCCGTAACGTTGTCCCGCGCAGCAGCGGATCTGGCCTCCAGGATGTCGTAAGCCTGAGATGCGGAGCCGGCCGCACCGATTAGGGTCAGATACATCTGGTGACCTGTTTCAGTAGTGAGGTCCAGCGCTTCGACAACTTTACGGTAACCCTCCCGAGTCTCTGGCAGCGTTACGTTCATATCCTTGAACTGCTGTTGCACAAGCGCCAGGGCGGTGTCGGCCTTCTCTGCTTCGCTGAAGAACGAGTTGAGGTAGTTGCCCAGACTATCGGTGAACGCCTGAGCCGCAGCATTAGCCCTCGCCTCAAGAATGTCATAGGCCTCTGCCGCTGCCCCGGCCGCGCTGATCATAGCCAGGTACATCTGCTGGCCAGCTGCGGTGGTGAGGTCCAACGCCTCGATAACCTTCCGATAACCTTCCCGGGTTTCCGGCAGGGCAACGTTCATCTCCTTGAACTGCTGCCTCACAGCCTCAAGCGTTTTGTCGGCCCTCTCCGATTCATTGAAGAACGCACCGAAGTACGTGTTCAGGTTTTGGCTATAGGTCTCCAACCCGCCAGCTGCCGCCACCATCGCGTTGGCCAGCTCCATGGACTGGGCAGACAGACCCAGCATCGTTACATCAATAAGCCCGAGCGACTTGTTGAAACTCTCGAAAACGGCGACGCGCTCCCCCAGTTCGGCGAAGCTGTAGCCGAAGCCACCCACGCCCTGGTCGATGAAGGTGATCATCTGGTCAGCGAAGCCGCTGAACAGCTTGGCGATCTCCTCCTGGATCTCGGCTTCGGTCTTACCCTTGGTCGAAATCTGCTGCTTGGCGATGTTAAGCCCCGCGAATGCACCATCCCCGACTGATACGCCAATGCGGCCAAGCAGATCGACAACCGAGTCTTCCGTCGCGTCATAGGTCGCTTGCAACGCCGACGCCACTTCAGGGTCGAGATCCGAATAGCGGGTGCGCTTCTTGTTCTTCCCGAACAGGCCGCCCTTCTTCTTTTGGTACTCGTACTGCTGCCCGGTGAAATCGCCCCCCGTAACGCCCAGCGCTAGGCCGGTATCCTTTGTTTGCCAACTACCGCCGAACAGGGAGCCGCCCAAGAAGCCGCCCAGGGCCGAGCCGATGACGCCGCCGATGACAGTACCCAATGGCCCCGCCAGTGAGCCAATTGCGGCGCCCGCGTAATACCCGCCGACACCGCCCGCAGCCCCTGTAGCAGCACCCTTGAGGCCCGACTGGCCATAGCCATATAGAGCGCCGCCGATGCCTGCCAGTGCACCGCCGAGGGCAGTGGCTCCTCCTGCACCGGTGGCATACGTCGCGCCTGATCCGGCTGCGGCCCCGGTAGAACCGACGCCACCGGAAACCAGCGACTGCCCCAGGCCAAAACCAACGTTGCCGGCACCGGCTGCAGTACCAGCGCCGCTGAACAGACTGCTGATTCCGTTACTGAGGTAACCGTAGCCGCCGCTTATCGCGCCCTGCAGCCCGCCCAAGAAGCCCTCGCCCGCGCTCCAGCCGGCAGCGATTGCACCACCAAAGCCAGAAGTGATCGCGCTGTAAGCACTGTTACCCATGGACCACAGGTTCGAAAGACTCAGCCCTCCCCCACCGGCAGAACCGCCAAAAAGACCGCTTGTTTGCGCTGATAGCCCACCCACACCCAACGCAGCACCGATCTGCATCACGATTGGTTTCGTGATCGCCATGTGCGCCAGTTCGGCCAGCAGCTGCTTGAAGCCTTCCTTCAGGCTCGTCGCGAAACCGTCAAAGCCATCTCCGATATTCTTCCAAGCGCTGGCAAATGCATCATCCACCCGGTCGACGGCGCCTTCCGTGAACTTGCCCCAAGCAGTGGCAGCGCTCCGGTTCTGCTCATATTCCAGGCCCAGAAGGCGCAGCGCATCTTGGTACTCGGAAGTTTTCTCAGGCGCTAGTTCCATGGCCTTGTTCAGGGCTTCCTGACCCTCCGTGTACTCGCGCAGCAACTTCTTCTCTGGATACAAACGGTCCATGATGCTGCCAGCATCCGATGCTTGTTTCGCCACCTTTACTGCAGCCTGTTGAGCTTTGGTTGCAGCCAGGAGCTGGTCATACTCTTTGCTGCCTGCAGCGATATTCTTGCCGATGAGGACCACCTGCATTGCCTTCTGCAGGTTGTAAGCCTCCAGCGCCGCAGTGCCCTGCAACGTGGCACGCGCCTGTGCCAGAAGCTGCTCGGTTTCCTCAGCGAGATCGAACGCAGACTTGGCTACTGAAAGCCGGTCTTCTGCGTCAGCCTGCCCACGGATCGCGGCTTCAATTTCCTTCCGAGCCCCCGCGCCGGCCCTGAGCAGCGCCTGCTCAGCTTTCTGCTGAATACCAAATTCACGCGATTTGTCCGAGCCGGCCAGATACGCCGCAGCCAGGCCCTGCGCACCCTCCACCGCGATCTTGCTTTGCGCCTGGAGATCAGCGAGCGCCTTTGCCTGATTCTTGGTTTCAGTGGCCGCTTCCTTGCTGGCACTGGACGCAGCCTGTGCGGCCTTGGTCGCAGCATCCTTGGCTTCGCGCTGCTTATCAGCGGCCGCAGCCTCCTCCAGGATGGCCTTGCGCCCCTCCTCGGTGACATTCTTCTGCTCGCTCAGCCAGCGAGTCGCCTTCTTTGTTTCGCTATTGCCGTCCTCCAGCGCTGCATTCCGCTTCTGCAGCGCTTCGAGGTAGGTATTTTCAGTGGCCGACATGCCACCTTTGGCAGCATTGTTCTCATTGGTGGCAGTGGTGTTCTGCTGAAGGGCACCGGTCAGCGTGTTCAGCACCTGGGTCAGCAGGGCTGTCTTTTCGGCGGCCGTGCTGACTTTCCCGGCCTGCTCCACCCAGGAATCGGATACTTCCTTGGGAATGCGGAAGCGGGTCTGCAGATCTGCGATAACGTCTACAAGTGGCACACCCGATTCGTAGGCAGCATCGATGTCCGACTTCAACCGCTGGAACAAGTCCGATCCGAACTGCTGCCGAAGCAGCCCCAGAAACTCTTCGTAAGCCGCCGCTTGCTCTCGAATGGCTTCGACCTGCTTCTTGCTGGTCGCCACCTGTTCAGCCGCCTGCTGATCGCGGGTCAACTGCTTGAATTTCTCGGCAACCTGATCCAGCGGCTGCTGCATGTCCAGCATCGACTGAGTTGCGGTATCGGTGCTATCACGCATGGTCAAGAACGCGATACCAGCACCGACCGCCAGCGAAGCGATGCCCGCAGGACCGCCAAGGATCCCAAGAAGGCCACTACCGGCCCGTGCAGCAAGCGATGAAACCTTCGTATAGGCTTCTTTTGCCGCCGTGGCGGTCCTGGTTGCTGCCGCATCTTTGGCCATGGCCACTGACTCGCCAGCCAGCGCGCTGCCCAGCTGCCTCGACGCAGCAGCTGCAGCTTTTTTGGCCGCCGCTAGCTCTACGTCCATGGCAGTCAGGGTCGCAGTAAAGCGAGCCTCTTCCGATGTGCCCTTGGCGAGCGCCGCGCTGTAGGCCAGTTGCTCCCGTGATGCCTGCAGCGATCGAACTTTGGCTATCGCTTCAGCTTCAGTGGATCGCGCATTGGCAGTCCGCGCCGACATCTCGGTGGCGTACGCCGCTGCTGCGGTTGCCGAAGCCTCGGCCTGGGCCAGTTTTGCGGCAGCAGCCCCTTTGGCCCCCAGCGCCTCGCTTAGCGTTGCCTTGGTGCTGGCCAACACCTGCTGCGAATACGTGAGGAAACTTGCAGATGCTTTGACGCCGACCGCTGCAACCAGGATGTTCACGTTCTCGGCAAGGAAGCCGATGGCCTGGCCCAACGCTTCAGCAGCACCGCCGCCCGATAGTCGATCGAAGAGATCAGCCAACCCCTCCATACCGGGCAACATGCCTGTCACCAACTGGCGAGAGGCACCGTCGAAAGCCCCCTGCAGGTTGACGATGGACTGCCGCACCTCGACCAACCGATCAATCTCAAGCTGACTCAGGACCCGGCCAGCCTTCTCAGCCTGCTCTCCAAACTCACGAAAGCCCTGGCCGTTGTTTCTCAACAGAGGGATGAGGCCCGTGGCCTCGTCCGCGACCGCCTCCATGTAGGTGGTCATGCTCTGCTGGCTCAGACCCGCCTTTTCCAGCGAGCTGTAGTACAGCTGCAACGCTTGAGGGCCAGAGAGCTTGGCGAACATTTCGGCAGTGACACCAACCTGTGGCGCGATTTCATTGAAGAAGTCGGCCATTTCACCGCCGCCGCGGGCGATAAACTCGCCCACACGGTCGTTCATATCCTTGTAGATATCAGACAGTTTGTCCTGCTCGATACCAACAGTTTTAGCGCCTGCAGCCAGGCGCTGGAAGTCATCCACAGACGTGTTCGACAGCGCTGCGAGGTTCTTTACCTCCTGGGCGTACTCCGTTGTGCGATTAGTGATCGCAACCAGCCCCGCGACTGCAGCCGCAGAGGCGATGCTGACGCCGGTGAACGCCCTGCTGATCGCCGCCTGCAGCGACGTTGCATTCTGCTCGGTCCGATCAAACGCACCATCGATCCGCCCCAAGTTGCCGTCGATCTTGCCTGCGGCGGTGGCGACGGCCGACTCTCCCCGCGCCATCTCCTGCCGGAGCTGCGCCGTTGTGGCTTCAATCCGTACCAGCAAGCCCTGAATATCGCCGTCTGCCATATACCCCCCTTAAACGCGGAAACCCGCCGAAGCGGGTCCTGTTACATCATGTCTTGCCCGGTCGGCCCATCGCCGCAACACGCAACCCCATCCGCAGCTCCTTGGCCGCTGCCACCTTGTTAGGCTTATCCGGCTCAGCGCCCCCGAACGGGTTGGTTGCACGCAGGAACTTCACCTTGGCCTCCCAGGCCATGACGATCTCAACCACGGGTGTTTCCCAAGCATCGCGGGGCGACCAACCGAGACAGCCCGTGGCCAGCTCAAACAGCTCATCGACATAGCTGCCATTGCCGTCCCGCGATTTCAGTTTCCCTTGCCGGCCTCAGCCTCAAGCTCGGCCTTCGTTTTCCCGGCCGGGTTCAAAAGGGCCACCACGTACGGAACAACCTGGGGATTCACATCGGAGATGCCCGCTTCAAAAACCTGCTCTTCCAGAGCCTCGATATCTTTGGGTTTGAAATCCTTGCCGGAGCCAATCAGCAGCACAGCAGCGATGGCACTGAGTTTCAGCTGGTTCAGCTCCCCGATCGCCGGGGCGATTCCGCCGAAGCGGGCCTCGATACCGCGTACGGCCTTGAGGGTCGGCTTCAGCTCGAAAGTTTCGGCGCCGACGGTAATAACGGTGGTGCCATGGGCAGTTCTGGACATGGGTGGGTTCCTTGGAAACGGGTGATATGGCAATAGGAAGACGGCGTGCGGCCGCAGGAGCCGCACGCCGGATCAAGCGCGCACCGTCAGGGCGCATCGACCTCGTAGATTTCGGAGTTGATACCGAGGGAGACGTTACGCTTGAGCACGCCCTCGACCGTGATGCCAGCCTTCTTGTTGCTCATCACCTTGGCCGCAAAGTAGTCCGTTTCGCCGTCGATATAGGCCACCTTGATCGGGTAGTCGAAACGAGAGCGGTCCAGAAACGCCTCAACCAGCTTGATTTGGCCAGCATCGCCAGAGTCGAAAGCGACCACCAGGTCCGAAGTGCCCGCATCCGCCAAGCCTTTCAGGTGCTTGGCGCGTCCCTGGGCAAGGCCGTTAAAGGTAACGTCGTTGATGGTGTCGCCGTAGTCGCCGATGCTTTCGACTTCGCCGACCTCGACGTAGGTCAAACCGGACAGAAGCGTGAGCGCAGCAGCACGGTCGGCCGGCAGATCGGCACTCAGGCGCGGACCAATGTAGATCCGCGTACCGGCGCCTGTATTGATAGACATAGAGAGTCCTCCCGAGGACAGGTGAGTAAACCGCAGGGCGGTAGGTTGGGATTAGTGTTCGGTCAAAACGCGGAGCGTGACGCTGCCTTGATACGTCTCTCCGTCGGTTTCACGCAGGGCTTGCTTACGATCCACACGAATGGAAATCACACGGCCTGTTTCAAGCGGTAGGGGCCTTTGGTGCACAGCGGCATCAATCTCCGCCATGATGCGTTTGACCTCTTCCTGGCCTTTGAAGCAGCTCCAGACGGATAGGTAAATCATCCTGGTATCACGGCGCTTGCTGAGGATGTCGCTGGGAATCGATACCTCGGAATCCAACGACACATACGGCATGGCCTGATCCATCGGCGCCCCATCGAAAATGGGACAAGACACCTCCGCCTCCAGCCGTGCGAACAGAGCGACCTGCAATGCGAATGATGGGTCCGACATCCGTTAACCCTCACTTGCGCGGCGCAACGTACCGCTCACAGCAGCACGGATGTCGGCAAGCACGAACTCTCGGTTCACATCGAGCGCGGGGCGAAGCCATGGATGGGCAGGCCGAGCCGGTATGTCAGGGTACTTACCGAAGAAGTTTTTCCCATCCGATTTGACCTTCGTATCGCGCGCCCGCAGAGCATTCCGGCGCCCCTTAAGCTGCGACTTGTCACGGTTGTTGGTGTGACCATCAATGGCATTGCTATCGGCACGGCGATAGATGGTGCCGGTGTAACCCTTCGTGCCGTATTCCAGAAAGCGAAGGTAGAAGAACCGCTGCTTGTTGCGCTTCCCGCGTAGACCGATCTGGGCATCGAGCCCCGACTTGCTGACAAACGCCTCAAGCGCTCCGGCGGCTTGGCCGGTATCTCGCGGTATATGCTGCTTCATGCTCGCCAGGATCTTGTCCGCACTCTGCTGCATCACCGGGCGCAGTTCGTTGTCGATCGTCTGGTGGACGTTTCGGAGGGTTCGGCGAAGCTTGAAATCTCCCGACATGCGGGATCGGCGAACGCCCATGGTCACTTGGGCTCGGTAGTTTTCGGCGGCTTGACCTCGGCAGCTTCGACTGGCTCAGCCAACTTACGCTGAATCAGCTCAGCACCGAGCGCCCCGGTCACGCTGACCTCTTCGCCCTTTTCGAAATTGCCTGCAGGGCCAGACAGCCGTGCCAGGGTGCGTACTTTCATGGGGGTAACCTCACTATGGGTTGGGAACGTTGGAACACAACAGCCTCATCATCGCCCGGGCCTTATCAGGAAGAGCGGCCTCAATCAGGTAGGTGGTATCACCGCAGACAACGCGCATCCCTGCCTCGATGCTTTTGCGGAAGCGCACCCGGATTTCAGCGGTTACCACGGCACTGAGCTGATCAGCCACCGCCGCTATACGGCCGGTAGGAAGAGTGATTTCGGCCCATACCTTGCCGGCCTCGATCCAAGCGACAGACGCTCCGCCGCCTAGCCGCCTCACCTCTTCCGACCTGAGCAAGGTACAACGACGATCCAGCGGACCTGCACGCATATCAGAACCTCGGCGGGACAGTGATCGGGGCCAGCAAGGTGTCCAGCATCGAAGCAGGCAACTCAGCCAGGATGGTGCCGACCACCAGCGTCTCCCGGTTCTCATGCGCCGTGGCCGCGTGCATCAGCAACCAAGTGCGTACCGATGGGAACACGTCGAGATCGGTGCCGGCCTGGTAGCGGATCAGCAACTCACCCACAGGCCGGCCATCTGGGAAGAACAGAAAGCTCTCCCTGCCCCGGTTGCGCAGTGAATACGCCACAGACAGCTCTTGCTCACTGCCATCCGCCTGGATCCGGCTGATGGAGACGATGGCCTTAGCCTGACCGATGTCGAGCGCATGCCCGGAGGGGTAATGCGCAGGCCACTCTTCCTCGTACTCGGCGAGCTGAATACCGGCGCCCGTGCGCTCCTCCGCCTGCGCCGTGACGCCGGGAATGATCAAGTCCGTGATCAGCTCAGTTACTGTGTCCTCAGGGTCAAGCCGACACTGGAACGCGACCTGCTCCAAGGTCAGGACCGGCTCACCGACGTATGCGATTCGGCGTGCCATGGTTAAGGCTTCTCGTCATCGTCTTCTTCTTCGGGCTCACCGCCACCACCATCGACGATAGTGCTGCCGGCTGGCTCAGGGCCATCCCCTCCCTCACCGCCACCAGCGCCCGCGTCTACCAGCCCATCGTTGTTCAGGCCTGGCTCAGGTACCACCGTCGAGCCAGCTGGCAGCGCCGACACCAGCGAGCCGGCACCAGAAGACCCGTTGTCCACCCTGGCGGGCCCCCCTCGCCTGGCAGGGGTCTTGTTACTGGCGGGCTTCGGCACCTTGTCGACTGGCGCGCCAACAGGCTTATCGCTGTAAGCCGTGGCCACCCCGCCGCCCACCAGGGCGTCAGCAATGTCCTTTTCAAAGCCAGCAACATCGCCTGGGAAATAGGTGCGCCACGGCTTCGTGAAACGCACGGATACGGTTGTGCTCATAATCAGTACCTCGCTCTAACTGAAGTGACGGCCCCGCTCGATGGCCGGGGCCGAGCCGACTTACATCCCGGCGCCCCAAGTGATGCCGGTACCGACCGATACCGACTCCACATGGCGAGGACCGAAGTCATGCTTGCTGATGACGCGGATCAAGGTCTGGTCGCGCTGGAAGGCACTGACGGTGTCGCCGTTGGCATCCTTGTAGGAAGCCTCGGTACTGATGGCGATCGCCAAGTTGGTGTCCTCGCCGATGTAGCAATCGGCGAAATTGACGAAGTAGATTTCGGACTCATTGCCACCGGCGCCGAGGTTGGTCGGGATCTGTGTGGTCAGCGCTACTTTGTAGCCCTTGAGCAAGCCCAGATCGATTTCCGGGTAGGCCTTGTTGCCGTTGCCATCACGCAGCGACTGGAGCCAGCGCAGGGTGCGTGGCGCCATGAGCCAGCCACATGCATTCAGATCGACGTTCGCCGCCTCCAGGCGCAGCATCATGCCGCCGAGGTAGCGGTCAACGATTTGCAGCGTCTCACCAGCAGGCGCAGGCAGAACGTTTGCCGCTGGAGCCCAGTAACGCAGGCCCTTCGGCAGGGTCGAGCTGCCCACGCTGCGGATGAAATGCAGGTCTTCCGACAGGCCCATACTGGTGGCCAGGTCACCGCTCACCTGGCCATCGATGCGTGGGTTAACCCCGGCATAGGCCAGCAGGTCATTGGAGATGGGCACAATTGCCGCCGCCTTTTTCGAGGACAGCTTCAGGTCACCGAACTGCATGTCGGTGACCGCAATGTCTTGCTCGGTGCCGATGTAACTCACCTGGGTGTTGCCGATCACGCGGGGCATTGTCAGATTGCCGTTGTTCAACGGCAGGCTGACGGCGCCCATGCTGCGGACCACCGATTTAGGACGCAGCGATTCGATAACACTGGTACTGAAGTTTTCGGGCACTAACACACCACCTGCGCCTGGGGTGACGGTCGACAACGCCATGTGTACGTCAGCACCGTAGCCGCCGGTTTTCGCCATTTCAGCCGCTGCGTGCTGGTTGCCTTGCGCCTGGACCAGCAAGCGCACCATCTGCGCCATCGCGACGCCGGGCTTGGTGGCTTCGCTGAACGGACCGGAGATACTGCCGGTCGGTTTGCCGAGGTTTTGCGGGTCTTCGTTCAGGGGTTTGGCAGTTGCAGCGGCCAGACGCTCAGCCGTCTCGGCGCGGGTCAGTTTTGCAGTCAGCTCGGTGAACTGGGCTTCCAGCTGGGTGAACTGACTGAGCTGCTCGGCACTCAGGGTGCCGCCCTCGGTTTCGATCTTGGCCAGCGCCTGGATCGAGGCGTTCAGCGTGGCGCGTTCGCTTCGCAGTTGTGTAACAAGGGACATAGTGCCTCCTGGGCATAAAAAAACCCGCCGAAGCGGGTTGTGATCACTGCCGCGAACGCGGTCAGAGGTTTGCTTGAATGTTCATTGCCGAAGCCCGAAGGCCGATTCGGCTGCCTTGCCGCTGCATGCGGCTCTGCGCCACTGCGCGGGCCAGGTCATCGACGGCGTCCTGCGGGGTTTGAAGGCGATCCGCAAAACCGATGGCTATCGCGGCTTGACCGCGATACAGCCCTGCCTCAGTCGCCCGCACCGCCTCGATGCTCATGCCCCGATAGACAGACACAGCACCGGTAAAGAGCTGATAGCTTTCCTGCACCAGGTCATTGAGCACCCTGATCGATTGGTCGGTCAGCGGCTCGTTCGGGCTCAGGTCGTTCTTGTGCGCACCGGCATAGACCGTGGTGACCTTGACACCGGCCGACTCCAGTTGCTTGGAGCGCTCCATATGGCTGGCGATGACACCCACCGAGCCGACACCACTGGTCTGGCTGACCACCAGTTCGCTGCATGCCGCGCCGATCAGATAACCGCCGCTGTAGGCCATGAAGTTGACGATGCCGGTGATGGGCTTGATCAACGACATCGCTCGAATGTCCGCAGCCAGCTCGAACGCCCCCACGGCCGAGCCGCCTGGCGTGTCGATATCCAGGACAATCCGCTCGACCAGGGGATCCGCAATGGCAGCGCGCAGCTGCTGCCGCAAGCCTTCGTAACTGGTCATCGTCTCGCAGGCATTGATATGGGCGCCGCGACTGACCAGAAAGCCATGGACAGGGAGCACCTGAACACCGGTGGCCTCCAGCGCTGCGCGCTCCCGCTCGGCTTCGAGGTTGGCGCGGTCCTGGGCTTCGTCATCGTCATAGAAGCCCAGGTTGGCACCACCCGGCGCCAAATTGATGATGTTGAGGTTCATGGCCTGGTTCGCCCAGCGGACACCCAGGTCGAGCATGTCAGGCGCAAGCAGCAGCGGCTGGTTGAACAGCAGGCCAGAGGCCCGGATGTAGTGCTTCATTGTGCAAGCATCCTTTCGATATCGCGCTGCTGCAGCTCCAGCTGCGCCCGCACCTTCGGATCATTGAGGTCAGGCTGTCCTTTGCCCGCACCAACCATGTTTAGCGGCTGAAGGTAGACATCGCCGTCTGCCACAGGCGGCATGTTCTCCAAACGCCGGATGTCGTTGACCGACAACCAGCCCCACTGCCGACCAATGGCGTACGACTCGTATCGGCTTTTTTGATCGCCGCGCAGGAGCCCTGCCATGTTGAATTCGATGAAGTAATCGCGCCGATCCTGTGGTAACAGGAAGTCGCGCATCATCGACTGCTCATGCCGCTTGACCCAGGGCAGCAGCCCAAACACCACGAACTGAATGAGCAACTGCTCGATGGTGTTGTAATTCGCCTTGTCCAGGTCGTTGACCATCGGCAGCGGGATCTTGTAAATCCGTGCGCAATCGACGCCGGACAGCTTGAGGATGCCAACAATCTCAGCGTCGACGTTGGTCATCGAGACGGGCTTGAAGGTCATGCCCTCCTGCAGCATGGCGACCTTCTTGGCGTTATCCATACCGCCGAACTTGTTGCCCCACTGGTCCAGAACGCGGTCAATCGACCCCTGGTCCTTGATGGCCGGTGATTCGCGTGGCCGCTCGATCACGCCCGATACTGACACACCGTTGGCAAACGACTTGCCGGTGTATTGCCGGACCGCCTGAGCCAACCCTACTGCCTCGGCGTGCAGCAGGATCGGTGACAATCCCTCGTAAAAGTTGTGGGACTGCCAACGAACATGGTGGATCAGCCGCATCGGCAATCGGTCTTCGTAGTTGCCGACCCGGTAATAGGGCAGCATGTCGCCGCCTTTGCACACAATCACCTTGTCGTTGTGGATCGGCCAGAGCCCGACCACGTTGCCATCGTCGCGCCGGTCGATGTAGCTGTAGCTGTTGCCCCGCAAGCCCGCTGCCATCTGACTACCTTCACGATGTTCGTAGGGAGTCTGAAAGGCGTTGGGCTGGTAGCGGAGGACGTCATACAGCGGGTGGTTGATCGCCGCGTCGCGCTGGCCGTTACCGGATCGCCGGTACAGCTCAAGTGGCAACTGCGCGATGCTCTCGGCCAGCAGCGTGACGCAGTTCTGAATGACCGGCACTGCGAGCGCCGATTCCGGGGTAACCCTAGCGCCTGAGCTGCTGCGGCCGGACCCAATCAAACCGCGCCACACATCACCGTCCGGGCTGGACGCGACGCTTTGCGCCGATCCGCGTTGCTTTGTGAAGAACATCAGCCACCCCCTTCATGCGTGGGCGCCGGAGCAGCCGCCGCCTTGTCTGCCAGGTAGGCCCACAGCAGCAGGCCGATACCGGCCACGACGAACGCGGAGGGTACGTTGAGCATCGCCACCCCGGCCACAAGCAGGCCAAAGCCAAGCAGCCCTGCCACCCAGGCCAACAGTTCGAGTGATTTCATATACCAGCCCCTTCGTCATAGATTGATTTGCCGCTGCCTTCGGTAGCCGCGCCGCTGATCCCGGTAGCCATCAAACCCGCAACGATGCCGTCAATACGGCCTGTAGCCTTGGCCTTGTCTGCCTTGCGGTTGTTTGCCGGGTCACAGACAATCACCGCGTTGCCGGCGCACCAGGTCATCACCGGGTTGCCGTCGTGCCGCAACGTCTCGACATCGGGCACTTCGCTCAACACCTCAAAGTCATCGGGGCTCAGGTCAGTAAACTCGCCCTGACTGGGTTCGGGCGACAGGCCCAAAAGACGGCGCTCGAACTCATCAACCGCCGGCCCCATGTCCTTGAAGCCCTGGCCAAACGGCAGCATTTCCGGCAGCTCGATGTCGTGCTCGATCATCAACTGTTTCAAGTCCTCGATCCGCCAGCGGTCGTAGGCGATCTTGCGCACATCGAAGTACGCGCAGATGGTCTGCAGGCGACGCAGCACGTGCAGCTTGCTGATAGCGCGGCCCGGCGTAGTCTCCAGGTGGCCCTCTTTGATCCAGAGCGCGTACGGCACCTTGTCGCGCTTTTCGCGCTCGGCAAGGTCGTGATCCGGGATCCAGAAGTAAGGCAAAAGCCGCCAGTGCGGATCCTCAGCCGTGGGATAGAACAGCAGCACGAACGCCGTGAGGTCGGTTGTGCTCGCAAGGTCGAGGCCACCAACACAGGGCCGATCCCGCAGCCGGCGCATGCGTACCCGCTCCGTCGCCTGGCTCCAGACCTCCCAGGAAATCCATGGCGACTCCGCCTGCGTCCACTCGCAGAAGTTGAGGCGGCGCACGACCGATTCCTGCGCGGGTAGACCGCGTGCTGACTGGACCTGCTCTCGCAGATACTTGCGCCCGGGGATCCCGTCGCTCTGCCCCTCGGCAATGTAGTCCAGCGAGGGGTTGACCTTGGCCCAGCAGCTCTCGTCCTTGAATGGATCGTCGCCCTCATCAAGGGAGCAGATGAACGCAAAGAAGCTGTCGTCATCCTCCTGGCCAGCACAGATGCGCACACCTAAGTCGTGATACTGGCCGCAGACCGTCTTCTTGTCCGAGCCGCTGTTGGTGATCATCACCACCATGGCCTTGCGGCGGTTTTTGGTACCGGCGCGCATCATGTTTACGGTGGTCGCCGTCTTGTGCTCGTGCAGCTCGTCCAGCAAGCCGATGTGAGGCCGTGGGCCGGACTGGCCTTCGTCCGCGCTGATCGGTTTGAAGAATGACTTGGTGTTCGGGTAGTAGAGGTTCCAGACCTTCTCGTCCCGGCCTGACTGCACCACGCGGCTGGCCATATGCGGCGACATGTTCACCATGCTGACCGCATCGCGGAAAAGGATCATCGCCTGGTCACGCTTGGTCGCGGCAGCGTAGATCTCGGCGCGGTTTTCGCCATCCGACACCAAGCCGTACAATCCGATGCCGGCGACCAAGGGGCTCTTGCCCGACCCCTTCCCCGTCTCGATGTAAGCCAGACGGAAGCGACGGTAGCCGTCTTCGGTCATCCAACCGAACAGACTGCCCACCACGAATGCTTGCCAGGGCGCGAGGAAGAACGGCATCCCCTCGTAGTCGCCGCCGTTGAGGCACAGCACATCCTCGAAGAAACCAATGGCGCGATCAGCTGCCTCCTGATCCCAGACCAAGCCCCGTTCTGCTCCAGATTCCAGATCGCGCAGGTGACGCGCACATGCGTTGCGAACGTTGGGGCCTGCAACTAGTTCGCTGGCCAGGACAGCCTGCGCGAATGCCGTGACACGGTCATCAACTGAAGTATCGGGTTGCGGCGTCTCGTTGCTCATTGGGGAAAAGCTCACCTTGCGGCGCTGGGGCCGTTTTCAGATTCCGGCGAGCCATGGGCGAGAAACCAAACTGGGCGCCTGCGGCGTTGGCGCGCTTCTCAGCATCGTTCGCGAGCTGCCGCAGGACATGCATCTGCTGGGCGCCGGTCTTGAAGGTTTGAATGTCGCCACCGAGATCATCGGTCGACTGCGCATTGCGCTGCGCGATCAACCGCTGGTAACGCAGCCAATCGGCGTATGCCTGGCAGTAAGTCGCGAGTGCCATCTGATCCAGCGTTGAAACCAACCCCAACGCCATAAGGTCAGGAATCAAGCGCTCCCATTCGGCGACGGCATCATCGCTGAGCACATCAGGCATCGGCGGCGCCGCCACCGGAACAGCCGGCGACTTGATTTCCTCGATCAGCTCATCGAAATTTTTCTTGCTGCGGTTGCCCTGCAGGATATGCAACGATGCGGGCTTCGCGGGACGTCCTGAATTTCCATTTCCTGCCATGTTCCCTCCTAAATTCGATACCCCCCCCTCCCTATTTTTCCCGCATTTTGCGGAAAGAGGGCGAGTGGCGGTCTAGTCCTGGACGGGTAAAAAGTTTTTCACCCCCCCTCCCCCGGGCGAGGCCTTACCGACACGGTCACGCCCCTTGCCACCCAGCGGCCCACCCGATCCAGGTCGGGCTCGCAGCCGGTGAGCATCACCATGGCCTTGACGCCCAGCAGGTACCAGCGCACCCACCAAGCGACGGGAACTGTCACAATCACGTTGATCGTTTTCATCACCGATTCCAGTGGTGGTTAGGGTCAAGCGGCCTACCGTCAGACGCGCATCCGACCATTCGTCCTGACTTCTCCAAGCGCTGCTTGGTCGAGTCGTGACAGAGCTTGCACAGCGGCTGCCAGTTGTCCTGGCTCCAGAAGAGTTTCCATGCTGTCTTGATGCGCGCCGGATCACCGCTCGCCTTGGCATCTTTCAACCTGGGCGCAACCTTGTGGTCAACGACAGCTGCCGCTACCGGGCGGTCATCGCGGGAACACATGGAGCAAAGCGGATGATCTCGCAGGAATTGGTCGCGCGACTTCTGCCAGCGGTAGCCATAACCCCGGGCAGCGCTGCTGCCTCGGTCATCAGCTTTCATTGCGGCCGACTTCTGACTTCACATCGCAGACGCCCAGCCGCTTGGCGACCCAACGCTTGTACAACCCGATGGCGACATCCGCACCGGCAGTGGCAGTGAGACAACCAATGGCGCTCGCCGACCACATGGACATGCCAGCCGAATACAGCAGCATGATGGTCGATAGCCCACATACGACGCAGGCGCCCGAGCGCAGCAGCACCTGACGGAAAATGAACCAGCCACTAACGCCTGCCATATCCGCTCGCCACATCTCACCCGAGACCCCGCCGACCAGGGACAGGAAGATCACCAACCAGATTGGCATCTCTACTAATGCTTGTTGCTCGCTGTTCATGCAGGCCTCATTGGCAAAGGCACGGCGCCGGAAAAAGAAAACCCCGCCAATCGGCAGGGTTCTCGATGCACCGACAGAGCGGGGCGGGTTGCACAGCACAGTGCTTGTGGGGAAGCGCCTAAGCGCACTTTTCATATCATGGCGACTTTGTACCCCTGACCGGAAAAACCGAAAAGAGGCAATTTTCGGTACGTCGCAATGTAGTGGTTATGTAGCTTCAATGTTGCGTGAAAGTCGCATTCCAACCCGACGAACGGTATGTTGCCGTACCCGACCAGACCGGGCGGCCAAGATCGCAAACACCTGAGCATGCAGGGCTTTGACCCAGTTGCGATAGGTGCGGTCAGCATCCTCCGCCAACCCAACACCCCTCATTTGTTCCCGAATTGTGAAGCCAAGGAAGTACCGCATCTCGGCCAACTTGGCTAACGTCTCCCCCCGCTTGTCGCGCCGCCCGAGTTGCACGACTGCAGCGTCCACTTCTGCCGCCGAGTGATCCAAGCCCGCACCGGCAACCAGAATGCGGTGGCCCGACACGCCACCGCGAGGCGCGGCCCCCTTCCATTCCATGATCGTGCCCATTTGGCTGCCAAGGCTGGCTTTCAACCCAACCAGACGCCGCTGC